ACCCGCCTTGTCCAGAGAAACAGAAGTTTCCGCAATGATGTGGCACACACCGTGGCCGATGAGGACTTCAACAGCGATGCGGGGATTTTCTGCTTTCTTGTATGCCAGGTCAACGAGCGCACCGGCAATTCTGTCTGCCACCTTATCCGGGTGGCACGGATTTACTTTTTCAAACATGGTGTTACCCCTTTCTCGCACGGAGCAGGCGTTCCATAAGGTCATCCTGAGGTGTTGACTCGCCGTATTCCGTGCTGCAGTTTTCTTTCACGATCTGGAATATCTCATTCCAGAGCCGAACCGCCTGGTTCATGTAGTTGATGCCGATGTTGATAAACGGGGACGGGATCGGCTTTCCCGTGGTGGGGTGTTTGGAGAGGAAACCCATGCGGTTGGTCATTTCCTCGCATTGTATCCACCGTGCCGAACACATAGCGTATCGCTCCAAAAGCTGTGGCGATACCTTTGCAGCACAGCCGATGCCTTTGAGCCATTGCCAGGTTTCCGTGTAAATCTCCTGCGCCTGCAGAACGCTGCCGTCCCGCTGCTCGGCGGAAAGAAAATCATGGGGCTTTGGCATTTCAACACCCTCGACTTCGGGAATGTCCAGCACTTCAAGTTTTCTGCCGCCGGGATTCCCGTTTTCGGCCTTGTCCTTGACTGCGGATTTCTTCCTTCCCGCACCGGGTCTAGCACCACCGCGCCCGCCTGTGTTATTCGATTTTGTAGGCATTTTTTCTTACCTCCATTCTTGAAAAATCTGTGGTTTGGAAGTACAATTTCTTTAAAGGGGTGAGGACAATGAATGAGACTGCCAAAAAATTGCTGAAAATAGGTGCAGGCGTACTGACGTTTGCTGCGGCGACCGTCTTGGCAATCATTGGAGAGAAAAACAGCTTTGGCTATTTTCTTAAGAACGCAAGTGATGAAGAGTTGAAAACTGCACGGGAAAAAGTTCGCCTTGATTATTGCAACCCTGATTTGGACACCAATTATCGTGTTGAGTGTCAAAAGGCACTTGGGGTATTTGATCGAGAAATGAGTAAGAGGGCTTGGGGCAACGAAAAACCTCACGCTCCTAGTTATCACAGCGAACATGGCTGGTATTTATCCAGTGATGATTGATGCCAGTGCAAGACCGCCACAGCAATGTGTCGGTCTTTAATTACCCTTTTGATTTCGCCTTTTTTACGCACGTGACCCCGGGCCGTTGCCCGACCAAAAAGGCCCCAGAGATTTTCATCCCCCCTACCGAGAGATAATTGCATTTTTTCTGTCTTGTGATATAATGTATTTATCAAAACTAGTTGGTTTTGGCTACGAGCATTTTTCTGTTAAACGGAATCCCAGTCGACACAGTTTCACTCTTCCTGACCTTAGTTCAAACACTAATTGCAGTCAGAAGTCTAAAGGAGGAACTTGAGATGGTAAACAGACATGACACGGTGGTATGCGGCGCGCACGGAGTGGCCTAGTTGTAGCTGTGGTGAACGCAAGGAAAATGTAAGGAGCTTTAACAAGTGCCGATAGCAGGTTCGAATCCTGCCCGCTCCGCCATATGAGGTCATCCTTCGGGGTGGTCTCTTTTTATCTGTCGCCGAGGTCGTGGTGGATCTTCGTGTGGCAGGACTGACAGAGGCTCATAAGATTGTTCCTTGCATGAGTGCCGCCTTTGGAAACGGGTAGAATGTGGTGAACTTCCTGTACCGGAGTCAGCCGGTCTTCTTTGAGGCACATCTCACAGAGGGGATGCTCCGCCGCATATCGGTCCCGGATGCGTTTCCACGCTCTGCCGTACTTGCGGTTGATGTCGGAACTTCGCTCATATTTATCATATTTGCGGCGCTCCTCTACACGGTGCTGCTCACAGAACTGTCCATCACAGAGATTGGGACAGCCGGGGTGAGAGCAGGGGCGCAGCGGTTTTTTGGGCATCGATCCCGCCTCCTGATATAGAAACAGCCATTGCGAAATTTCTCCGCAATGGCTGTTCTGCTGTTGATCTCGATTCTAAGGATACCACAGGAGCCTTGTGTTTTATAATGGCTTTTCATGGCGTGTTGCGGGATTTGGCACCCGAACTTCGGAAAGCGCCCGCCGCTGAAGGCGGTAAAGCCAGCGAAGGTCGTATCCCATATCGACAGCAATCTGCTCCCAGGTCTGAAAGCAGAGGTACCGCTTCTCCAGAAGAATCTGATACTCGGCATCATCCACAGCCTTGATGACCGACATGATCTCGCGCTTCAGATCAACAAGGCGGTCGATGTCCCGGTTGATTTCTTCCTGCAGGTCGATGATCTTGCACACAGTATCTGCCAGTGTGGAGCCGCCGGAGTTCGGCGTCCTGGGCATTCCCGTCAGTGTGGCGGTACATTTGGTTGCAAGTTCGTTCAGCGATGCGACCTGTGCAATTTTTGCGTCGATCCGCTGGTCGAGCCGGTGAGCCTGATTCAGATATTCTTTTGCCGTCATGTTATCCCTCCAAGTTGGCCTTGACCGCATCGATAAGTGCGGTCTGGGTCTTTTCTTTTTTGTGCAGAGCGGCCATAATGCGCTCGTCAATGGTGTCTTTTGCAATGATGTGGTGAATGACCACGGTATCGGTGGTCTGCCCCTGCCGCCACAGGCGGGCATTGGTTTGCTGGTAGAGTTCCAACGACCAGGTCAGCCCAAACCATACGAGAGTGGAGCCACCTGCCTGCAGGTTCAGGCCGTGACCGGCAGAAGCCGGGTGGATGAGCGCCACGGGCAGCTCACCGCTGTTCCATCTGCGGATGCTGTCGGAATCATCAAGTAGGCTGAATGGAATGTGGCGCTTATGCAACCGTTCGGAGATGCGCGCCAGATCGTGCTTGAACCAGTAAGCCACAAGGACCGGTTTCCCATTTGCGGCTTCGATGAGATCCTCCAAAGCATCCAGCTTGCGGTCGTGTATCTGAAACACGCGTTTGTCCTCCCCATAGACGGCCCCGTTTGCCATCTGGGAGAGCTTGTTCGAAAGGGTTGCGGCGTTTCCGGCATCGATCTCCTCATCGCCCAGGGAAACGACCAGTTCAGAGCGCATGGCATCGTAGGTTTTGCGTTCCTTCTCGGAAAGTGTGACCTCTACCTCGTTCATCACGCATTCTGGCATTTGCAGGTGGTCTGCCGCCTTCATGGAGATGGTGATGTCAGAGATAGCGTCGTAGATTTTCTCTTCCGCGCCGGGCAGCGGCTTGTAGCTGAACACCACCTGCCCGTTGCGCTTGTCCGGCTGGAAGAAGGTGTTGCGGTAATGGGTGATGAACCGGCCGAGCCGCTTGCCCATATCGAGAATGCGGAACTCTGCCCACAGATCCATAAGCCCGTTGCTGCTGGGTGTGCCGGTCAGCCCAACGATGCGTTTGACACCGGGGCGGACTTTCAGCAGACTGCGGAATCGCTTTGCCTGATAGCTCTTGAAGGAGGACAGTTCATCAATGACCACCATATCATAGTCGAAGGGAATGCCGCTCTCTTCAATGAGCCACTGGACATTCTCCCGGTTGATGATGTACACGCTGACCCGCTGCCGGAGTGCCGCCTTGCGTTCGGTTTCCGTGCCGACTGCCACCGAGTAGGTCAGCCCATGCAGATGATCCCACTTGTGGATCTCCGCAGGCCATGTATCTCTGGCGACACGGAGAGGCGCAATGACAAGCACCTTGCGAACCAGAAAGCTGTCCAGGCAGAGGTCGAAGATGGCAGAAAGGGTAATCACGCTTTTTCCAAGACCCATGTCGAGGAACACAGCCGATACGGGATGC